TCAGTCCCTCCGGAATTGTATGTCACGACCTTCGTCGCCCGGCGTGGCCGCCTGCTTTGCGCGGGCTTCCTCGACGGACTCGTCGATCTCGGCAAGCTGCTTGACCATCAGCTTGACGCCATCGGCCACCGCCTGGTCGTACCCGACCCCTTGCGCAGCCTTGGCGTCCGCAGACGCCTTGAACCGCGACACGAGGTCGAGCACGACAGGAAGCGCCTTCGCCAATGCGGCTATGAAGGCGAGCCAGGTCACGAGGTGACAGCGCCGGTCGCAGCCGAGACCGTCGGGACGTCCGGCCGAGCGGCGGTCGACGCCGGGACGGTTGCGGTCCCTTTCTTAACCACGAGCCCCCAGATCGCGACGCCAAGGGCAACCAAACCAGGGCCGATGTTGATGATGCTGTCGACGAGAGTTGCGACGTGTTCGGCCGGGATGATGCCCCGACCAGCGAGGAACATGCCGATGCCGATCAAGATATAACGAAGCGTCTGCCAGAACTGGTCAGTCATAGTCTTATCTCCAATGATGTTGGGAGGTTGTGCGCGATACCGTCGCGCGGCGGTTTAAGAAAATCTTCGAGCTTGACGACCGGAAAATTCGAATTAGCTTTTTCGGTCCGAGGCTAGCTCATAGGGTAGGAAGTCCACCGTGTAGGGTGAGGATCATGAGTGATAGAAGGCTCGCGCTTCTGCTTTGCTACAGGGCCAACATTGTTCGATACATTCGGCTACTCAGAACAGAACTGACGACCATCGAGCGCGACTTTATCGTAAGGCGGCTTGATGAAGAGCAATCCAAATTGGACGCTTTCACCGCGTCGACCTTTCCGCTCGAGTTACCGGTGAGACGAACTTCAGACACCACAGAAGCAGCAGCTTAACTACGTTTCGCTGCCAGCTTTCACCGCCTGCCCGGTAACGCCCAGTTTGCGGCCCGTGGTCGGCAGCGGCACGCCAGCCGGCCAGCGGATCGCCTTGATGGGTCGAGACTTCGGGATCTTGGTGACGTTGACGCTGTCGGCCTGGTTGCCACCGCGGCAGTAGTAATAGTTCGCGTCCTCGGACTCATACAGCGTGACGTGGCCTCCCCCGGTGCGGCTGTAGACCATCACAGCGCCGGGCGTCGGCACTTTGAGGCGCTGGCCCCAGGTCGCCCAGCCAAGCGCTGAGAGCGGAGCGCTGGCCGGCTTGATGCCGTTCACTGCCATGACGTAACCGATGCCGAGACCGCACCACGGGACGCTGTCGTGGTTGTACCAGCCGACGTTCCCCTTCAAGTCCGGATAGCGACGCACGATCTCGTGGGCCATCTCAATAATGAAGGGATTGTCCTTCGAGGATGGGGCTTCTTTCGTGCCGGTGATGGCGCGCATGGTCGAAAGCCAAGGTGCCACCGTTAGTACTGACGGCGGCGGGGCGATCTTGTCGAGGGCCTGAGCCGTCGGCGCGTCAACCACGCCATCCGGCTGCAGCCCGTGGCTCGCCTCGAAGGCCTTCAGGGCCGTCTGCGTGATGGTTCCGAAGCCGCCATCGGCCTCTAGGTCGTATCCCGCATTGCGCAAAGCGAGCTGAACGGCGGTCACTGCCGGCCCCTTTGCGCCCATGCGCAAGGGTTCCGACGCAACGAGTGCGGCGATTGTCATGGGTTTTCTCCGTGGGTGGGAATGCGGCTGGAAAACTGTTTCTGCCACGCAACAGTGGACGTGTTCCGCAAAGGGATCTCAAAATCCCTCTTCTCAAAATTGTGTGGACAGATTTGAATTTGCCTTGCGCGTAGAAATGGCCGGAGGGGGACAACCCACGACCAGGATTTCAATTACGCGCAAGGGGGCCGCTGACCCTGCAGGCGGCGGCCCCCGCCTAGTTCAAGAGGTGCGTCGTGGGCCGCTTTGAAAAACTGATGATTGGCCTGATGCTACTTGCAACTGCCTGCGCCGCCCCCGCTGCGGCTTTTATGGCGATGATCATTCACGGCTGACCGGCCCGGCTGTTCTCTCACTATGAGCGCCGGACCGCGCCGCCACAAGGGCAGCGATGGTCGTCATTGAGTGCATCTCCTATGGACTTCATTGTCCTCAAGATTGTCCTCCAACCGAAGCGCGGGTTGAGGCTTTACGCTTAACAGGTGCCGAAGTATGGTCCCGCCCCGGACAGGGGAACCCATGAAAGCGCACACCACACTCAAGACCACTTATTCGGGGCGAACCTTCGATATCGTGGGATCTGACGCTGACGACAGTGTCTTCAACTCGATCAAGCAGCACGATGGGGCTTGGGAGCCTCAGATCATGGATTTGCTTGCCAAGCTGGTTGGACCCGATGATGTCTGCCTGGATATTGGCGCCAACCTTGGCGCGCACACCCTAGTGATGTCCGAACTCGCGAGAAAGGTATATGCCTTCGAGCCGTCGTTTATCAATTCGGGGTTTCTCTCCGAAAACGTGACGTCGAATGGTCTCGATAACGTCAGCGTGCAAACAATTGGCCTGGGAAGCTCTTCTGGTCAGCAGGAATTTACTCATCTCGTAGGACTCGCAGGGTGTTCATTCCTCTCGCCCGAAGAGCCGGTCGAAGACGTTTTAATGAAAGCATGGGGGCAGAACCTTGAACGCGTGACCGAAACCGTACAGATCGAAACCCTCGACCAATGGGCCACAAGCACCAAGATCGATCGCCTAGATTTTGTTAAGATGGATGCCGAAGGCAGTGAGCTCGCCGTGCTCGAAGGCGGAGCGAAGACGTTCGAACGTTTCAAGCCTAAACTGATCGTTGAGCTGAACAAGAATACCTTGTCGCTTTACTATGGCATTCAGCCTGAAGCGTTCTTCGACCGCCTGTCCTCTATCTACAAGTACATCTACATTATTAGCGATGAGCGGCATGCTGTCCCGGTTCGGGCCAAGTCTTTTCGGGATGTAGAGAAAGAACTTGTCCCGGGCCACCATTGGGCAGACCTCCTTTGCATGAGCAAACCCTATCAAACTTTATCCGAAAGACTGATGCATCCATTTTACAAGGCGATTGGCCGCAAGTAGGTATTTCAACTTTGAAGAATGACAGCGGCTGCCGAATAATGGGGTCACCTTCATGATCAAGATGCTGCGTCCACCAGATCCAATTCCCCAATACGAAACGAAACCACTGAACGAATTGAAACGAGAAGCACTTTCGGTTCGAAGACCGATGTGGCCGTATCCCGGTGGCCCCACAGACCGGCCAGAAAATGCGGGCAATTTACGCGGCCCCGATGGCGTGGTTCGGGCGATAGAACACGACGGCCCAATGCGAGACGCCGCAAAACGGCTTCAACAAAAGGTTATGTCTCCCTCCAACAACGATCAGATGTTCCCGGCCTGTAAACCTTCGGAGTAGACACACAATCATTGGACCAATGGAGCGAGTTCTTCGGACCATCGAGTTTTTTGGGACGATATATACGCTTCTGATGAGGCAATCATCGAACCGCTAATTGATTCAAGTTCATTTCGGTTCCCAATAACGCGCGCCACGAGACTTGCAGCACGCTTTCCATCACCGAACGGGAAAGCCTGAGCGCCCTCGATGTAGGGGAGACATTCCAGCGCTTCGCTACTGGAAATGAGCGGCGTGCCGTAAGCGACCGCTTCAGCCATTTTGAATTTCATCCCATATGTATTCTTGATGGGAGATATCATTGCATCGCAGGACCGGAACAACAAATCTACTGTCACACTATCAGAGAAACCGAGGTACTCGATCTTTGGATGCAGCCATTCCTTTGGCACATCGGCGGAGCTTGCACCGACAATCTTGATGATCGTCGAGGGCGAAACTGCCTCCAGCTGCGGGGCCAATCGAGTCGCAAGAAATTCTATCGCCTCACGGTTTGGATAGTGCCCAATGTTGCCGACAAAGAACAGCGCATTAGTATTCGTGAAAGACCAACGCAATCTAGGGTCAAGATACGGCACGATGACGGACTTGCGCTCCGCTGGGACGTAGCTCGGCAGGTCATTCGCGCTGATTGCAATAACCTTATCGCATTGACGATAGGCGTTACGTTCAAATCTGGCGAGGCGCCGCGCGCTAATCTCCGCTGAGAAACGATCATGCTTTATCATCCCCAAGCCAATCATATCACGGTAGAATTCCGCCTCTCGGTTGAACGTCACGATGGCCTTCTTGATGGGACCTCGCATGACCCTCGGGCAAAACAGCGCGCTGAACGTGTAGTCGATTAAGATAAGATCAGCCTGCCAATGCCTCATCGCCCACTCCAGCGCATCGTCGTACTGGGGCTGCGCGTGGGCTTCTAATTCCCAGGGAAAGTATACTGCGCTCAAAGCGGCAAAGCGAAGAGTGCTTGCAACGGTGTTGTCTGCTTGGTGGAAGTTTCCTTCTTTGCGGGGAATAACGATGTGCTCGATCTCGGCCTTACGCAAATACTCTTCAGTGGCTACCGAATCTTGAAATGTCGGGGCCGCTAATACTCGCAGATCGATATTAGGGTCGCGATTGAGGCGATCGATGTGATTCCTACACGCAATGTTGCCGCCGTTCGCCGCAGAGGAAATAGGAACCACGGTAAAGTAGATCACTGTTAACTTTGACATAGCCATCCGGGACATTGCGGCAATCAGCCCAGCACTTTACACATTCATACAGCCTCACCGCAAGCAGCGCCTCAGTGAGCCTGTATAGCGGTGACGTGCAAGCCCGCAGCCGTATTGGCCTGAGCCTGAGTAAATTGGAAGTTGGCGGTATCACCTTGCAAAACGCCCGTTCGGCCGTATTCAATACGTCGCAAATCCCATCGAAATTGATGGGAGAACTTGCGCTCGCTAAGCCTGACACGATCGCGCGCCGGATAACGAGGATGACAGGCACGTCAACATCGCCTTAAAGCGTGATCGCGACGATCCGAAAAATCGAGAATGTTGTGACGCGAGAGATCACGGCAGTCGTTTACAATGGCCAGGGCGTGGATATCGACCGTCGGACGGGCAAGCCGAAGTGATGCACCGGAGGCAACTAGCCTACGCTGCGCCGAATCGGCTCCCATTCTGTCGCGCGTTCCAGTGAAAGTGCTGCACTAGGGCAGTACCGACACAAGTGCGCTCGCTGAGAAAACTAGCTGGAATTGTGCGGTGCGGTTTTCTGCAGCCGGCCTTTACATTTCTGATTGTGTCGGTAGTTTCCCCGCCGGTTGGGGACCTGTTCCGTGCATTATCTTGGACCACTCAGACTCTTTCTCGCGATCTCTGTTGCCGCTTTCCATATTTGGACCCCTCTGTTTCCAGATACGGGTCGCCACGCGGTAATGGGGTTCTTCGCTATCAGTGGCTTCTTGATCACGATGATCGCTAACGAAGTTTACCGTGACAGACCTGGCGCATTCCTACTGAACCGGGCCCTGCGGATTTACCCGACTTACTGGGTCTGCCTGATCCTTGCACTCGCGACCGCTGTACTATTTCCGAGGACCATCGCTGAAGAAGTCTGGTTGACGACGCCATGGCCGAGCGGCCCATCAGGATGGCTCACGAATATTGCGATCTTTGAGATTGGGTCCAACGGGCGGACAATTACGCAAACATGGTCCCTCTACATCGAGCTCATCATGTATCTGGTCGTTGGCCTTGCAACGTTTAGGTCTTTAGCCCTCACGCTTATCGGCTTTGTTGTATCGATCGGATGGGCCTTCTACGGCATGTTTCACATGGCCGAGTACCCATTCTACTTCTATCCGATGGGCACGGCTTTTGTATTCTTCTCAGGATCTCTCGCCTACTTCGCCTCAAAGAGGATCAGGGTGCCAAGAACCGCTGCTCTGATTTGTTTGGCATTGTACGGAGTATCGATGTTTGGTCTCCCGCATTTTATGCGAGTTGAGCAATACGCCGGTCCCATTCCACATTTCTTTCTTCTGATCAGCGTCGCCTCTGTCGCGATAATATTGACGGCGCTACCGACCTTCCCAAAGCCGTCACCGAGCATCGAAGCCGCTGCGCGATTGGCAGGAGATTTTTCGTATCCTCTTTTTTTACTTCATCTCGCGTGCGCAGTGCCCGTGGTGAGCGTTTTCGGTCCCAGCCGGCCCGTGGCATTCTTCGGAAGCCTTATTCTCGCGGCACCAATATCGTACTGCTTGATAAGAGCCGAAAACTCGCTCGAAGGGATTCGATCTCTTATCAGAATGGGGTCACTCGGTCGGCTTACGTCGTCCAAACTAGCTTCGGCGCGGGCGGAGTCTCAATCGTAGTGCTCTTCTACAAAGATGGCGCCAGAGCCGCCGACGCTTCCTGCAAATCCGCCAGTCCCGCCAGACCCAGCGGTCCCCGCTGCGCCGACTGCATACGCATAAGTCGCGCTTGGGTTAGCGAACGTCTTTTCGAAATAACCTCCCGCTCCTCCTCCAGACCCTGGCGAGGCTGTGGACACGGCAACCGCTCCACCCCCTCCTCCACCGTGTAGGCCGGCGTTTCCGGACAGACCAGCTCCGCCAAATGAGCCGCTGCCGCCACTGCCGCCGAGTTGATTGGCCCAACCAGTCACAACATTCTGTCCGGGTGCTCCTGCTAAATTGATGTCGGCACCACTCGCCGCACCGCCGGCGCCACCACCGGTACCGCCGGCGCCTCCAGCCCCACCACCACTTCCGGTCAGGCTGCCAAACGTGGTAACTCCGCCAGCGCCACCGTTTCCAGCGGATGAACCGCTACCAGAGCCTCCGCCCCCTCCGCCAATGCCTCTCACCTTGATCCAAGTGCATCCAACCGGCTTGGTGTACGTTCCGCTTCCGCTTAAAAATGACTGGGTGGTGACCCCTTCTTTGCGGCCGGCGTTAAGATTGACTCGCGCCTGCGCTTGTTGCGCCGCGTTGAGATTCTGAGGATCGACGCCCAAGTTTCCGCCGGCCGGCGTGTATTCAACGCAGCGAACGACACCGGACGCATATCCTCGGAAGACAGCAAAGGCGCCAAAGACTGTCGTGATGTTGGCGGCTCCTGGCAGGACCAGCGACGCACCATGTGTGAGCGTCAGCGCGCCGGTGAAGCGCACGGTACGTTCGTGACCTTCCGAGAGCGTGACGGCGGTGATGGTGGTCGTACCCGTGACATCAACCAGGTCACCCGTGGCAGCCTCGAGATCAATCGTGGAAGCCGACGCAACATCCGCACCATGAACCGAGATGTTGTCCTTGGCGGACTTCTTGTTCGTGACATCAGAGAGGTTGTTCGCGCTCGATAGATCGCCCGCGCCCGGCTCGCCAACGACGTTGAGATTCCAGCTGGCAATCGTGCCGCTGCCATTGGTCTTGTCCACGTTGATGGTCAGCGTCGTTCCTGAGTAGGTAACAATGCCCTCCATCCAATTCGAGGTGTTGGCCGACGATGTGGCTCTGACGCGGGCTCCGTTGGTGTAGGCCAGCGCAGCCTGCGTCGTGAGCGCCTTTGCCCCCGTTCCAATCGTGAGTGAGGTTGCGCTCGTGCCACCGTATCCCGGACCCGTGGCACCGGTCGGGCCGGTCGCGCCGATCGACGCCAGCACCGCCCAGTATGTCGCGTCCGGCGGCGCATGGCCTGATCCTGGCGTCGCGTTAATCCAGACGTAAGAAGAACCGCCGGATGTCGCGACGTCATTCAGGGAATAGATTGCGCCATTGTCGTAAGGCGCCGGGACACCAAAGCCCTTGAAGATGCCGTCATAGAGCCAGAGGCCACCTTCCTTGTGCCATTGCTTGCCGGTCGACGGCTGATAGGCCCACTGCCCCTCGTCACCTCGGGATGGGTCGGGGTTGGTTTCATTGGGCCCAACAAACCAGATGAAGCCCTCTTTGTTCAGGGCAGCGACCAGCGTCGAGACATCGCGAGCAATCGCCGTGCCGTCGTCGCGGGCCGAGAAGTTGTTGTAGACGACATAAGGGACGCTGACCTTGTCGCCCCCCTGCCAAGGCGGGATGACAAGGTGGGTCATGTCCGTGACGGTCAGGATCAGCACGGCAGGCGCGCCATCGATTTCGATCCAGTCACCTTCTTTCACGTTGGTGCCGGACCAGATCGGCCCGCCAAGGCCGGTCACAACGGTGCCGTCTGCCGACACGGAAACCGTGCCGGTTGAGTATGTCGGGAGCGTCATCGATTATCCTTGCGGGAGATCGGCGGGTGTCGTTGCTGCAGCAATCGCCAGCAGTTCTCGCTGGCGATTGAGTTCACGCTGCGCGGCTTCGTTCGGCTTGCTATTGATCAGATTGGCAAGATCCAGAGGCGTGATATTGCGGAGTGCGGCTTCGTCAGCGAATTCGGCCGGAACGTACCCGCCTTCAATGATCTGAGCGGCAAGGGTGCGCTTTATGAAATGAGCGTGATCGCGGTGAAGATTCGCTCTCGCTATTTGATTGTAGCGCTCGTTGACCTGGCGAATGGCCTCATCGCGGAAGTCGGCCATCGGCGATATCGTGACCGTAACGCGGCTCATGCGACGGCCTCGATCTCTTGTGCGAAGTCTTGATAGGGCCAGAGCGAAATGCGAACCGTGAACAGGCACGGCATGTCCATTCCGATTTCCAATTCGCCATCTGGCAGTTTGCCGGACTGGACGTTCTGGACCCCAATGCCCGGAATGTTCACGTCAAAGGAGTATTCGGCCTTCTTGGGTGCCCCGGTCAGAACCACGGTGTCGACACCTCCCGCCTTGATGACCTTCTTTGACACGTCGATCGGCATCACGGGGCGCTCGCGCACTTTGCGACGCCCGACGTAGAAATGATCCATCGAGACCAGCGTGCTGCGGTCCAACTTGACGAACTTGTGGCCGAGCTCCCGTATCGACGCCTCGTAATTCTCTGGCGGGTCGTACACCTTGTTGGTCTGGATGATCCGGCCGCTCGCGTCGTAGATGCAGAATACGGTCACTGCTCAACCCATGTTTCGGAAGATGATGAAGCTGATGTTGTAGGTGCTGACGCCAGACGAAAGGTTTGTGAAGTTCATGCCGTAGAACCAGCCATTCGCCAGCGCTCCACCAAACCCGTTGCCAGGTGGAGGCGGAGCGGTGTTCTGTTGAAGGAACGGATTACGCGCCCGTCCTCCAGCAGGAATGCCACCGCCGGCAGTCAGCGGCGGTAGATAGTCCGCCAATGCGAACAACGGAAACAGGCCGGGCGGCGCCGTGTAGCCGACTGCCGACTGAGTGAAGACCGCCGGCGCGATATTGCCAGCAGTGCGGTTCGCAGCTACCTGCCCGTGCGTCAAAACTCGTAGTGGCGACTGGTTGCCGTCAAAGATCAGGGCGAATGTGTCGTCAGCGTCCACATTGGATGCGGACACCTTGAATGGACTCGATGAGCCACCTTGGATGCGCAGGCGTGCGGGCATTAGCTGAACGGTATGTTGTAGACGGCATACGCGACGCGATTCCCGCCTGGCACGGACACACTCATCGCGCTGCCATCAGAAGCGACATCGGCATAGGCGAATCCAGTCGGCGCTCCATAGGCGAAGTTTGGCGATGGCCTCACCGGACCATCAAGGGCTCCGTATCCAGGAACGGTCCCCATCGACTGACGATTGGTCAAGAAAACATAGGGGGCGCGGCCGACGCCCAACGGGACCGATTGCGAGCTAGCGACAGCACCCAGCAGGATTAGTTGCGGGATTTTGCTGCTGATGTTGAGTAGAAGCTGGTCATCTGTCGCGGTGAACGCATCGATTCCCACTGGAGAGACGAACACGCCAAGGGTGCCGTCCGCACGCTTTCCGAAGACGACGCGCCGGTCAGACATTTACTGCAGGTCCGTCGGGTATCGATAGACCAGATAAATGGCGTACCAGGTAAACGAAGCGAAGCGATTGAAACTCATGGCACCTGGAAAGCACTCTACGCGCACGCCATAGCCGTCACCTGAACCAAAGAAGTCGTCGTAGACGCGACCGCCGCCGTCCCAGCCACGCGCCTCGAAGTGCGGGATATAGCCACGGTCCGGTATTGGAACAACGGTATGGGCGCCCTCATAAGGCGTGGCGGCTGGCGCCGCGGCAGGAACTGTGACCTTGCCGAATGCTGAGTATTGGACGATGTCAGTCCAATCGCTACTGAACGAGAACTTCGTCGCATCACTGCGATCTGCGGTCAGAGCGTCATATCCCGGCAGAGACACGTCGAGACCAAAGGTGCCATCGAGCCTTTTGCCGAGAACGACGCGTCTGTCACTCACGACCAAACCTCGAGGCGGCTCTCATCCAGCAGGATGCGGAACTTGTTGTCGGAGCTGCGAATGATGCCGGCAATGACTTCGCCAATGTTCCCGCTTATCGCACTCAGGTAGCCGACGCTCATCTTTCCGGCCGTGACCGAGCCGTCGATAATGACGTCGCCGCGGATGCCGACTTTCGGCGCCCCGCCGACCGTCGATACGGTGAAGATTGGAACAGGGGCACCGCCGGTCACACCCGGCGCCGCGATCTGGAATTTATCGACGGTCCAAATCGCGGCCGACGTGCTCGGGCCGCCGTTGAAGAGGTTGAAGCCGATGCCGTAGCCATTGACGTCGAGCGTCACCGCATACTGCGAGGCGGCAAAACCATCGAGGGTCGCGACGGCCTCCGAGACCGTGTTCACGCTGGAGAAGTCGGGACCGAACGTCGCGGAGACTTCCGTCGAGAATGACGCGAAGGCGAGTGCTTGGTCGGCAACTACGACGCTAAGCTGTTCGATCAGGGCCTTGGCATTGCCGGCCGTGGCAAAAAGTTGGGTCCGGACTTCCTTCTTGTTGATGTCCGTGCGCGCTGCGATCTGCTGTGCGATTTTCGCAAGCTCGTTCTTTGCCGCATTGATCTGGGCAAACTCGCGGTCGAAAATCGTCGTAATCTGATCGCGGATGCCAGCGACGACTGACGACAACGCCACTGTCCCAGGCGCGACAACGATCGTTGGCGCACTCAGATCGACAGATGAATAGGGCCCGGCGACGGAAGCGGACACTGCCTGCACGCGAAGCTTCAGCGCCGCAAGCGTGACAACCTGCGAGAACTTGTTGTCCTGGCCCTCGTAGACCTGCTGCCAGGAATTGCCGCCGTCGAAGCTGATGTCGGCGACGTAATAGAGCGCGCCGGGCGACGGGAACCAGCTGGCCTCGAGCTTCGGCTCGGCCGTGCCCTGCCCGAACGTGGCATTCAGGCCGATGAGCAGCGGAACGTTGGCATTCGTCGGAAATTGGGAGGACGGGAGCGCCGGAGGCGAGCCAAGGTCCGTCGTATGCACCCGGATGTCGTCGACAACGAGGTTCAGCGTGCAGGTGTCGCCATTCGGCGTTCCGTTGAGGACGACGCACAGCTTGGACTGGCTTTCTGCGGTCCCGAACTCGAAGGACGGATCCTCGCCGCCATCCTCGCGCGCCAGCACGTCTGCCAGCACTATTCCCTGCGCGGTTTCGACATCGGCGAGATCGTCCGCGTCCAGGATCGCGATCGCGTCGCCAGCGCCCTTGGTGACGATGACGGGGCCGAACCACTTTCCGTTGGGACGGCGGAGCCGGATATAGAACGGGCCATCTTCCCAAACAGGCGACGGGCTCAGCGTCAGCGACGTGCCGGCCGCGCCGGTGACTGCGCCGCCGTAGCCATAAGCCATCGGCAGTTCCGACTGCACCCGCAGGACTGAGCCGAACGTGATCGCCCTGCCCTCGTATTCCGTGCCGATCTGGACGTTCTCACGCCGATAGATCGACTGCAGATAATAGAACGCCGCCTCGCGATAGGCCTGGTCGCGCTTGATGATGCCGTCGATGCGCTTCACTTCGGCATGGGTTGCCTGGAAGAACATGTCGTCCGGCGGATACTGCACCTGCGCAGGGCGCCATGTGTCCTGATCTACGTATTCGACGACGACCGCATCAGGGTCCTCGTCGCCAAGCATCGTGAACGTGACCTGGGTGGAATCGCGGACGATCTCCCGGTCAGTCAGCAGCATCGCCGGCACATCGCGCCATTCGTCGCGGACAACCGAGATCGTGTCACCAAGCCAGAAGTGCCGCGCGCGCGCCGGCGTCAGGATCTTGTCGAAGGCCTCCGGGACCGCCGTCGCCGCGGAGAAGCAATAGTCGAAGGTGTCCCCGCGCGTGTCGCAGTTCGCAGCGAAGCTCGCCAGCGTGTTAAAATCGACCTTGGCAAGCGAGAGTCCTGAGCCGTATTGCGCATTCGAGACGGCATCCAGAAAGGCCCAGCCCGGGTTGCGGGTGGCCTGTAGCACGAAGGTGCTGCCGTTCCAGACGGGCAACTTCCGGGTCGCCAGCACGCCGAACTTGTACGAGCCCTGCGTTGATTCCGATGCTTTGATCCGGATGGCAATGGTCGAGACATCGGGGAACGAGTTGTCGCCCTTGAGGAAGCCGCGAAGGCCGGCCCAGACGACCTGGTTGGAGCCCTGCTGCGACGGGAGCGCCGCGTCCAGCCGGCGGAAGCGGACGAGATAGCGCCCCTCGCCGACGTCGACTTTGATGGTGTCGCGGATCGGAGCCGTGCTCGCATAGGAACGCTGCACCTGAAACAGCGTGGCATATGAGCCGATCGGAGCGCCGGCGTCGTTGACCGGGCAGATTTCCGCGCCGATGCCGACGATGGCGGAGCCAATGTTGTTCCGGTTGGGATCGTCGCTGTCCGTGTTGACCGTAAAGCAGCCACCGGGAAGGACGTAATCGATTGCGATCGACTGAACCAATGTGCCGGCTGCGTTGACGATGAAACCGCCAATCCAAGCGCCCGGCGTCTGGGCGCTTGGCGCCTCGTACTGGCCACCGAACGTTCCGGAGCCATCCGGCAGCTGCGGGCCGCTCACCTCATCCGACGAGACTACGCTTACCGGGAAAAGTGTCACGGGCGCGCCGGGCTCATAGAACTCGATCTGCGCCGTCGAGAAGGACGGTAATACACCGTCGGCAGCGGTCCACATCGGCGTGTCGGACACGAACACGGTCTCGTAGTCCATCGAGCCCATGCTGACCGACAGCAGAACGTTCAGATATTGATCATTGCCGACAAACTCGCCCCACGGCGTGGCCGCGAAATCCGGATAGCGCTTCAGGCGCCCATGCCAGACAGGCAGCGGCTCGCCAAGCTTCGCCGCGTTGCCCTGCGCTGAGACGCTGTAGATCTGATCCTGCGTCGCATCCGGAGCATTCGTCGCGCCAGCCTTCGGCGCCGTCAGCGCATTGATGAGCAGCGAGCCGCCGATGCCGATCGCCGCCGTGGCCAGACCGCCAACTACTGCCGATCCGCCATACCCTATTGCTGTTGCAAATGCCGGCCCCGCCCAAAGCGCGAACGCGGACACGGCCACCAGAGCGACCAAGCCGATAACCTGCTTGGCGCTGCTGCCCTGCCCGCCGAGCGGATACGAGACGAACCGAACGTTGTCGTTCGCGGCGATGCGCTTGGTCGTCCAGAGCCGACGCACCACCCGCTCGCCGTTGATCTCGAGGACGGTTGGAAGTCCCTTCCTGAACTGCCAGCCGTGCTTGCGGTCTCGCGATGCCCACCCGACACGGCGCAGGAATGATGAGATCGTCTCCCAAGGCTTGATCTCCGCGCGTGCAATTTCCTGCCCTGGCATGACGACCAGCAGGACGGGTTTGCGTGCGGCATCGCTACGGCGTTCCCGGCGTGACCGGGAGCGCTGCGGCGACGGCAAAGCCGGCAGCTTGTGAACGGGTGCGTGCATTTCTTCACTTGTTCAGGCTAGGATTGCTGAAATGTTCAAAATCAAACAGGAGGGACTGTGCCGAAAAGCAAGAAGCTGTTCTCGCTGCAATCGCCCCGAAATCTTCTCGAAGCTCAATTTACGATCGTCGCCCTCAGCGGCGCTATTGACACTCTCCTTACGCGCCTCGCTGAGCATCACGGTAATGCTAACGGCCCATGGCTAGATGAGTTGGAGCAAGAGATCTTGCGAGAGGCCAAGAGCACCGTCGCGGAAGGTGTCCAAATTGAAGTCGAGGCCGAGGGCATGAAAATCGGCGTTGATCTTCTTGACGCCCTCATAAAGCGCGCTCGCTTCCGTCTCGTTACCAAAGACGAATAGCCTACCGTCCTTAGGGCCATTGACGATAACGACGCATCCACTCTTTACGGCGGTCAGCATTCTCGACTCCTCGGCTCATAATACGTCCGCTTGATCCATCCCTGCTGCTTCAGGGACAGATCGTCTTCGAGACAGACTCCTCGCTTGCGGTCGCAGTGGATAACCTTGCGCTGGTCCGCTAGCCACACGCCAACGTGACCGGGACCACTGAACCGCCCCATGAGGCAGAGCGCGCCGTCGACGGCCTTGACAAGGCCGTGAGGACCTTCAGGAACGGCCATCCAATTTTCACGCTCAGGATGCCGGCCGATTTCGGCGACCATCCACTTCCATTTCGGATCGTCCGGGACAGTGATGCAAGGCAACGCTCGGCCGAACAGTTCGCGCTGGACGTGGCAGGCGAAGTCCCAGCAATTACGCGTTCGCCATGCCCACGGCTGGCCGATGAGCGGCGCGAGGAAATCGGAGCGGGTCAAGGCAGCAAGCTCGGAAACTGCGTGTAGCTGTAGTTCTTATCGAGCCGCGGGAAGCGCTTATTCTGCAGATTCTTCACCATGGCGGTCCCGGTTAGCGACGCGCCCGTCATCACGACATTCGACAGCAGGAACTCGATCGGTCCATACGCGGGCTCGCTCAGATCGCTGCCGAGATACTCGCGATAGAGGATCTGGATGTATTGGCGCGTGCCGAGAGCCGCGCGGATTTTCGGCACCAGCTCGCGGTTGACGTTGTCGATCTTGATCTTCGTCGACGGCGGTTGCCCTTCCCTCTGCTCCGGATACTCAGCCGAAAACGGACAGGCCAAGAAAGTTACCGTCTCGCCGGCGTTGAAAGGCGCACCGGCCTCGATTCCAAAATCCATGTCCTCCCCGACGTTCGCGACAACCCGCGCCGGGACATCGAAACTCGACTGCCAGATTTCCAGCGTGAAATACACCCGCGAGCTCGGCGGACATGATGCATACGCCTCGAGCAGGGCTTCGTTGTGCGTCGGCATCAGACGTCGTAGACCCGCAGCGTCATGGTTACATCGATCGTATTGCTATCGATGAACTGATCCTGAGGGATGCCATCACGCGTGAATTGGCACACCTTGTTTGCGCAAACCGAGCCGAGAAATACGTGAGCCGTGAACCGTGCTGTCGCGTTATTGAGCGTCGTTTTCCACCAGTTCGTGAAGGTGTCGAACTGACTGAAGGTCATCCGGACACGCAGTGGCAGCTTTCCCACGTTATCGCCTGGTCGAGACCGCAGGCGCGTATTGCCACCCTCCATATCTGTCGCGATCGGCGGAAGAAGCCTCTCAATGGGCTGGAATTCTTCGAGCCGCGGAATGATCGGCACGCCGGCTGGCCAGGTTGGTAGCGCCATCATCCACCTTTGAAATTAGAAGCGGCCGAGAATGACTTCAGTGACCGCGCCACACCGGTGCCACTCGCCAGATCGTTGTCGATGACGCCGCGCACCATGTCCCGGAGCGTGATTTGAACATCGCCGTTCTGCCCGGTTGAGGCCGTCGCCGTCGCTGGCTGGCTCGTCTGGTTGATGATCTGGACGCTCGGCGCCGCCGACCCGCCGCCGGCCTTAGGGACGCGCGGCAGCGACGGCATGGCCACAGCGCCACCATCGGCGTAGCCTCGAAGGCGCATCCCCTCCACGGCGCTGACCCCGCCGGCCCGCGCCACGTCACGCTGCGAGAAAACGACCTCGCCGGCATGCACGACGCCTTTAGGAGTGTATTTGCCGCCGGGACCGGTGTAGCCGCCATCAGCGTACAGACCGCCGGTGCCAGTCAACGAAAAACCGGTCCCTCCTCCAAGGCTAAGCCCTCCGATGCCCAGAGCGCTGAAACCCGTCTGGATCGCTCGCATCAACGGGCCGACGACCGTCAGCTTGATGATGATTTGTTCGATGTCTCGGATGATCGACGCCGCCATATCCTTGACGCCGTCCTTGGCGGACTTGGCCCCGGAAACAATATCCGTAAGCCCGCTGGTGAGATTGTTGCCCAGCGACGAGGCCCCTGCTCGAAGCGCGTCGTTCAAGATGATCGCCGCGGCATACGTCGAATTCAGCGCCGCCGTGACGTCGTTTCCGTAGATCGACGAGAGTTGCTGAGCGACCTTGACATCCTGGTCCGAAAGGAACGCAGTTCTGCCGGCGAAATCAATTTGTGAGGCGACCTTGGCCTTGGCCAGCGCGTCAGCTGCCTTGCCGGCGGCTTCAGCCTGCGCCCTGATTTTCGCCGCCGTTTCGTCCGTTACCTTGCCGAGGGTCTGCTGGGCGGTCTCGGTCAACCTTGCTTGCGTCTCCAATTGAGCGAGCGCGCCGGCTCCAAGCCCGACTGCAGTCGTGGCACCGGTTATCGAAGCAGTGCGGCGCCCTGTTGAATCGAGCGCACTGTCAAACCGCTTCTGAGCCGACTCCGCCTCCTTCGAAGCGTCCTCTGCTGCCTTCTTGCGTTCGTTGGCGGACAAGATCGACAGCTGATCATCGCGCGTGCGCGCCGCCGCACGCCTCTCTTCCGTAGCGCCAGCCTGCTCCATGGCCTTGTTATAATTCTCCATGATCTTCTGGCGATCAGAGAGGTTGGGCGCGACGGTTGTTCCGAGCTTTTTCAGAGCATCCGCAAACTTTTCGCCCTGCTCGGCTGCGGCGAGTGACTCGACGCTAAGATTACGCACCGCCTTCGCGGTTCCGTTGATTGCGGCCTCCGCCTTTGCTGCACTGTCTGTCGAATCGAGCAGCTGTTGAGCGAGCTTCTTGATCTTTTCATCGGACGTCGACTGCTCGATCTGCGCTACCGCTTCACGAAAGGCCTTAACGTCTGGAGTCCCGTTCTTCAGGCCCTCCCGCAGATCGTCGATAGGGCCCTTGAAGGCCTGAAACTTCTTGGACGTCGATTCAATCGTTATGCCGGCCGCGTCACCCAGGTTCTCAAATGACGACATCGACCCCACGGCAGACTGGGCAAGCGCCTTGAATTGCTTCTGCAGGTCCGCGGTGCTCAGCCCGAGCAACGACTTTAAGACTGCGATGCTCTCCTTAACCGCAGTGTCGACGCCCTTGCCGGCTTCGCCATAGGCGTCCTTTAACGACTTGATGAGATCGCTATGGGCCTTCAGCTTGTCGTCAAGATCTCCGACACCACCGATTGCCTTGACGGCGTACTGGATAGCGGCACCGCCGAGCGCGATGATCGCGATGGTCCCAAGTGCGACAGGGTTTAGCAGCGAGGTGAACGCCCCGCCGAGCAAGCCGACGGCGCCGGCCGCACCCTGCTGGCCGATAACCTGGCTGATCTGCGTGCCCTGCTGCAAGGCGACCGTGAATGGCGACTGACCGCCCTGAAGCTGCACAGCAATGTCCTGAAATTGCGCAGCAAGATTGGCCGTTTCAAAACGCGTCTTGCCGAGCGACTTCGCAACATTGTCGATCTTCGGCGTAGCGGCACCGAAGGCCTTGTCGACGCCGTCGGCGGCCTGCTGCGTATCGGTTGTGAGCCGCTGCAGAGCGCGCTGCATCTGCCGCGTATCAGCGGAGATGGAGAGGACGAGTTGTTCGAGATCAGCCATACTTCTGCTTCAACTCTTCAAGCCGTGCACGCGTCGGAGCGCTGCTGATCTTTTTCAGACCGTTGACAACGGCCCAGAAATCCATCGCTGACATAAATTCCGTCATCGTTGCCGACCAAAAGTCAGCCGGACGCCACTGAAGGCGTACCACTGCAAAGCCGAGCCAATCCCGCCAAGGAATGGTCAGGTCGTCGCTTCCTTGGCGGTTTGCGCGTTTCCCGAGGGCTTGTCCGCGTGATGGAGCATTGCCGCCAGGAACGCATCCTTGCATGCCGGCAGGTCAGCAATCGACATTGCCGCAATAGCCTTCGTGGCATCGCCCTTCACAGCGAGGATTTCGACGGCCGCAACCGTGGCGCCGATCTCCACGCCAGCCAGCTTCAGGTAGAGCTCCATGAAGCTCTGGCAATTGAGCCGGCCGGACAGCGATGCGAGCCGGCCCATCTCAGCGGCGATAACGAGATCGACGCCTCCGACGGTGAGCGGGACTTCGCCCCGCTCTGCGTTATAGGCCAGCGACATTAGGCGGCCGGGGTGAATTCGAGGGCATCCGCCGACAGCGGCACCCAGGTTGCTGAGAAGGCGAGCGGATCTTCCATGTCGCCGTTCCATTGGAAATCGGAGATGAAGAACGGGCCCTCGAACGTCCCATAGCCCGGCACGATGACCTGATAAATGGTGTCCGTGGTCTGCAGGCGGGCGTCATCGGCGATCGACTTGCCGACTGCGTCGCTGTCGAAGAGACCGTCACCGGAGAAGGTGATCGTTTGCCGGCCAGGTCGAGCCGTCGCGACGATGGGATTGGCTGGGTTCTCACAGCTCGGCACCGTGGTGTCGATTTGGGCGCTCGACATCTGGAACGTGCGGGTCCGGATGCCGCACACGAAGGTGAAGACCTCCGGGCTGGCTCCGTTGCCGCGCTTGATGACGAGCTCGCGTGCATTCTGTTGGCTCATAGTCAGGTTTCCTTTTGGCCGAAGTGGTTGACAGACAATGTGACGACGCCGTGGACGCTCTCTCCGTCATCGTCGGTAAAGACCCTGGTATTGGTCACATTGGCGAGTGCCGCCGACCGACCAGAGACGGTCAACTTCTTCGCGTGGAGTGCGTCGCGGATGCGAGACATGATCTGCTTGGCCGGAGCGAAACTGCCGGGCATGGTCCAAACATGGATCGTGATCGCCTCTGCCAGTCCGGCACGCGTCTGCACATCCGCACCGACCGCGTCACTCTCGCCGATCTCCACATATGGAAGCGGATTATCCTGCGGTGCCGGAGCGTGGATGCCGCCAGAGACCAGATCGGGAGAAAGAGCGCTCAGCACGGTGAAGACCGCCCCTTGAAGCTCGAAAGAACCGTCGCTCATTAATTGGACGCCTTCGCCTTGATCGCCTTGTTGATGGCCGTCGCCACACGGCGACGAATGCTCTTTTTCAGTGCGCGATAAGTCGGGAAGATGTGCGGTCGCGCCTTCATGCCGGGATGAGCCACCAGAGGCGTTCGTATCAGCCTGTCGCCGATCCTAAACGCCAGCCGTCCCTTCTTCTTCGCCGCAATCGTATGCGGCCTAGTTCCGAATTCGATGAATCGCCAGATGTAGAGCGCGACAATTCCCCATGCGTTCGGGTCCTTGGTTTGCTCCAATCCGACCGGCTTTAAATCGTCGTTGCGGCCGGCGAGTTTCACGGCCTGGATCGAGTTCACATACTCACCGCTGAACCGCGGCGCCCGGCCTTTGATCGCTTCCGCTAGCTCCTTGGCGGAGATCTCTTGCGCCGCCGCCGCTGCGGCCTCGGCTTCAGGCACGATCTCGCGCAACCGCTTCATGACCGCATCACGGCTCTCGCGCGTGATTCTAGCTCTCAGTGCCATCTGTCTCGACCGCCAGCTCGATCATGTCGTTCTGCTGATCGGGAACGGTCACAGATCGGACGTTCATCAAAACATCGTCGACAACGACGCGGAACGTGTCATCGATCTGTTGAGACCGGCGCGATAGCCTTACGCGCAGCACCCCTGCCTGAGCGGATGAGATGCGACCGTTCTGAATTCGCTCCCTCGCCCGCTCGGGAGAGAACTGCGCCCACAACTTCGCAAAATCCGTCCAAGCCTTAGTCGCCCCCCCGGCGCCATCTGGCGTCGTCGTGAAGCTCTGGAACGTGACACGTCGGTCGAGGGTCCCAGCCTTCATCACATCCTCTCGAATGCCAACCACGTCCCCGCGATATGCACGATCTCGGCTCCCTCGTCAGCCAGGCCATCAAGCGCCAGACTCACGTCGACGACCTCAAGGCCGTTGTCGTCGTGATAGACGACCAACCCGCCGGGCCGGACAATGGCTTTTGCCAGTTTCCGGTCATTCAGCACCGCCGGGCGGCTGTGATCGGCATCGATAAAGACGACATCACAGGACGGCAAATCATCGGGCGTCAGATCGAAAGTGCCGCGGTCACGCAGAAGCAACTCGAACCGCTTGTCACCGATCGCAAGCTCGCCCGGGACCGCCGGAACCTCCCTTGCCTGAACCTTGCAGGCGAAACTGTAACCGGGCCGGACATCGACTCCGACGTAGCGCTCGACACTATCGACGTTGCGAAGAATGGCGGCGGCAGTCCGGCCGCTGTTGCACCCGAACTCCACGACGGTGCGAGCCTCGGCGCTTCGGATGAGATAGATCAGAATGTCGAGCTCGCCCGGATGAACGTATCGGCTAGGCAGCCCATTCAGATCCGCCTTCGGCGCTTCGATGATGACGGTCGATCGCTTCGCGGGCGAATAGTTCAAGGCGGGATTTGGCTTGCTCAATGTCAATGCTCTTTTTGCATGCGTGGTGGTGACTGAAACAGGAACAGGGCTCGATCGGGTCGATGCCCAGCACCGGCCCAGACTGAGCCCCCTCGAAGAAGAACGCGCTCCGCTCGTACCCGCCGAATGTCATGGCCGCCGGCGTGCCTACGGCCTGGGCGAGGACGCCCGCGAAACCCGGTGAGCAGAACACCATCGCGGTCATGGACGTCAGAGCCGCCAGCGTCTCGAATTCGAGCTCACCCGCGTGACATGTCGCATCGGCATGGACCTGCTCACCGACCATCCACTCCTTGCCCCGCGCGAGATCGGCAATGGAGACAACGAAGAACCGATCCCGGATAGAGCGGAATAGGTCAGCGTAAGCCGCATGATCGGGATTGCGCGCCGCGCAGCCACCCCAATCGGCCGGACGATCAACAAGCGGCCGATACAGCATAATCGGCAGATCCGTGTTCCACTGTTCAAGCCAGACTGCGGCCTTGGCCTTCCAACTCATCGGGATGGGCAGACGAAAATCCGCCGTCGCGATGTCGGTCCCAGTCACCGCGCACATCGCAGCCATCACGGACCCGTGGCGGCGGACATCATCCGGCGGATAGTTGACGGCCAGGGCACGCGTGCCCGCTGGCGGGCGGGATCGCAAGAACAAACCACTCTCACGCGCCGCGTTCTTGGCCTGCGTCCGGAGCCGAGTTGGCTTGTTAATGACCCTCAAACCATCAACGATTAGGTCGTGATAGACCGAGACCCAGCTGCTCTCGAGCCAGACGTCGTGTGACGCCATCAGCTGACGGATAATGGCGCGTTGGCGGATGTTATCGCCGAGCCCGTGCATTCCACGGATAAGAAGCGGCGTCACAGAGATTCCTGCTCGACGATCGCCAGCGAAGTCGTCCGATCAAGAACCATGATCTTATTCTCCAGACCCGGAAATCCGGACAGATGCTGCGATTTCAACCGCGCGGTCATCTCCGTGGAGAGATGGCCGTCAACCTTAACCACGAGGATGTCTTTCGGCCCAAGCGTCAGGCGCTTCACGTCCTCGATGTCGATCATGCGTATGCCTCTTCAAATTTCATTTTCGGATAAGCGCTTAGCGCCGACTCCGGATTGCAGTTGATGACCTCAACGCCCGCTGGCGTCGACCAGTCGGCGGACAACCACTTTCGAATATTGGACTGACGCGGGTTATTCATCCCTGCGGGGTGCAGTCCGTGCCAATGCTCCCCGCGGTCGAGCGTCATGTCGTAACCGACCAATAGAATGCGCTTTACGCCCCAGTTGATCGCGAGGTTCAGAGCCTGAAACCCGCTATTGCCAGCGTCGCCGACCACATCACCGCCGGTTAGGATCGCGTTATTGCCGCGATCAATTGCAACCCGCGTCAAAGTGAACTGCCGGGCTGCTGCTGCCTCGTAGGTCAGCTTCAGCCCCTTGAATTCCGGAACGCCGCGATACTTCCGCCACCACGCGCCATCGCATGCATACAGCGCGTCCGCCCAAGGGCAGAGCAGCCAACTATCATTGACTGCGATGAACCTTGCCTTGCCAACCGCTGTACTGAGCGGAGCATCCACCGCGCTCGGCCCCGACGCCACGACAATTGCCGTCTCGCCCGACCAGTCAGGCACAAACAGGGTCTCGGTACCGATGCAGAAGCGCCTTGACGGCAGCGGAGAGATAACCCTCAGCTTCCGCTTCTTCTTCGCCGCGATGCTCCCAGAACCAGGCAATAATCATGAGGGTGGCCATCCTTACAGGCGGAGGCACCGTTTCCTCGTCCCACTCGGGTTCTTCACGCTCGATGTAGCCGGCGATGTAATCCTCGACCGCGCCAGTGGCTGCAGCGATCATACGCTCGACCTCGGCAAGGCGGATATCACCCGAATAGTCCGGCGGACTGCCGCCATCGCTCTCCAGATCCAGCCGAAGCTGATCGTTGGCTTCCTCGATCGTGATCAGGTCCATCACGCAGCCTTACCGTCTTTGCCGTTCTGACCGCGCTTCACGGCAAGTCGCCATGCGTCGGACGTCTCGGGCTTGTCGGACGTATCACGCTGGGCGATCCAGAACGAGCCGCTCCAAGTCACCCCGGCGCCTTTGGTGTATTCCTGCGGACGCCAGACACCTCGATCGATGACAACCGGCAGCGGGAATTCCTTCACGACCGCGCCGCGGGCAAAGCGGAGTGTCAGGCCACGTTCTCCCTCGATCAGGTCGAAGTCGTCAAAACCGAGACCGTCGGCACCGTCGCGACCATCGGCCCCATCGGCTCCTGGCGCGCCATCGCGCCCATTGGCACCATCCTTGCCCAGCACAGGACCAAGATTCTTGTGTTCGCCATTCGTCAATGTCACGATGAGATCGCCAGCGCGATCAATCACCGCACCGGCCATCCCGACGCCATCGCGGCCATCTGCCCCCTTTTCGCCCGGAGCCCCGTCGCGGCCATTCGTGCCGTCGCGGCCATCGACGCCATCGACACCGTCGCGGCCATCGGCTCCCTTCTCTCCCGGCAAACCGTCAACACCGTCACGGCCGTTCGTGCCGTCGCGCCCGGCGGCGCCGTCACGGCCGGCGGCGCCATCAAGCCCGTCGCGGCCGTCGGCTCCCTTCTCTCCTGGCAAACCGTCAACACCGTCACGGCCGTTCGTGCCGTCGCGCCCATCAGCCCCAGGCTGCCCATCGACGCCGTCGCGCCCATCCTTGCCTGCTGCCGGCGGATTGACCTCAAGATAGCGGGCCACGGCCGCAGCAATCTGTTCGTCTGTGACTGATGAGCCATCGACGCCATCCCGGCCGTCAACGCCATCGCGACCGTCGACGCCATCGCGACCGTCGGCGCCCTTCTCTCCGCGTGCCGGATGCCGCGCCTCGAGTTCAGCAATGCGCTTTGCGAAAGCGTCAAAAGACCGATCAACATAGCCTTTGAGCGCGTCAAAGCCTTCATCAAAGGCCTGTTGCAGGTCCATTAGGCAGCCTTCTCATAATGACCAGCACAATTCGACTTGACCTTTAGCGGCGAAACATTGCGCACCGGCTCGGACGGCGCGACATCAACCGGAGTCTTTTCATTCGCGAACGGATCGTCCTGGGAATCTCTCTTTGCGAGCGCCGCGAGGCTGAAATCCTGCTGCTGGCGATAAACGACGTTGCCGCCTGGCGTCGGGCCAAGATTGATCCGCGCTCGCGCCTCGTCGGGCGTGAACGTGTTCTTGCCCTTGTCGATCACTTCCATCTGCGTCACGCTGTCCATGCGGAGCAGATTATCGGTATCGAACTCAACCCCAAGATTTGAGCCGTAGCCGATGCCGAGGCCGGCATCGAGACATTCCTCGGCGGCCTCAATCAAGTGCTGAAGTGCCTGCGAATAGTATTCGAGGTTCAGCGCCTGGACGTTAGATACCGACGGCATCTGCCCGATGCCCACCTTGTAAGGCGGAACGTGATAGGTCGAGCAGACCACCGTATCGGCCCACTTCAGTTGCTCGATCAGTTGCGCGTCCGTGGCCTTCATCGCCATGGACTCGAACTTCAGGTTATCGCCGAGCACCGCCACTTTGCCGACATTCTCGCCGGTGTAGTTCTTGTCCCAGTTTTCCTTCAGACGCTTCGCGGTTTCATCGGAGATGACCCCGGGAGCGGTCAAGATGCCGCTGGGCATGGAGCGGTTGCCGAAAAACCTTGCCGAACCGTTCTGAATATTCAGCGCTTGGGTTGCGGCCACGCCGTTCGCGAAAATCGGCGACAGACCAACGAGCGGGTGAAACAGGCAATTATATCGATCGTGGATGATCTCGCTGGCCGGAACGACCACGTCGATGTTGACGCCCGAAAGATTGTCCTGCTGCAGCTGATAGAATACCGAGCCGTCCTCGGAGACGAGCGGCGTCACGAGATTTGGATCGAGAACGTAGAGAGCCTTGACGTTGCCGAACCCCTGACCGCCGCGATTGTCGCGCTGTTTCAGAGCGTATGTATTGCCGTGCCCGAGCTTCGAAAGAACCCAACTCTCCCAAAACTGATTGCGCGTCTGAAAATGATTGGGCTTCCGCAAGACCGGACCATAGGCCGCGTTATCGACCTCGGTCCAGATGCCGTTCGAGTCCTTGGCGACAAGCTTCACGCGCAGCTTCGCGATATCCGACGCGATCAGGGTTTTGCAGGCGAAGTTCGCCGGATTCGATAAAACGTTGTCCCGGTTGACCTTGATATTCCGCTGCCATGCACCGGCGAACGGCTCAAGGATCGTGTACCAGCCACGCGACTCCGCGACAGGCGAAAGCGCCTTTTGCGACGTGCTAGTGAATGGTACCGGCAGACCGAAGATGCGCAATGTCTAGCCCTTGGCCTTGGCTGCCGCAATTTTCTTGGTTAGCTGCTCAACGTTCCAGCCCATGAACGGCGGCTTACCGGTGAGCGCCTTGTATTCGGTCCGCAGATCCCGGATGGCGGAATCGACGTCATGTTGTTCACGCTTGGGCTCGACAGGCGCGTCGGCCGACGCGACACAGCGAGTTGCCTTGCCGAGAGCCACGAGGACGCGCTCGTCCTTTCCGGATCGCGCGATAAACCCATCACCCGCCTTCAGCCGGCGGGTGGCATACACGAACGGCTTGGTCGCGATCAGATTCCGCATGATTTATCCTCACAAGAGAGGAAGCGGGCGGCGAACCGCCCGCTCCTATTTCGATTAGCCCGAGAACGCGCCGTAATCGGCATCGCCGATATACTGGACGGCCGACGCGCGACGCTTGGCGAAGTTCAGAGGCCGGACGACCTTGATGGCCACCGACTCCGTCTGGAACATCGACACGACACTAGCGTTTGCCACCGGCGTATCGCTGGCACCATCGGGAGCGTTGTCCATCTGGATGGCCGCTTCGGTCGAGAGGGAGACTTCCACGCCGCGGTCGCCGATCTTGTAGATATCGGACGGCTTCAGCAGGATCAGGTCGCCGGCGCCGACGTTGCCACCACCCGAGATCGGGTCACCCTTAAGCGTGCCGCCGTTCGCCGAAATGCCAGGGAAAGCATCCTGGCCAAGCGGGTTCTGCATCAGGCCGAGCGACTTCGCCAGAGATTCAGTCGTGACATACTGAAGGCCCTTTGCGTTGTTCGCTGCGATGAACGGTGCGTAGAGCGCCTTGATGTCCGCGATCACCCCGTCGATGTCGTTGCCAGCGGTGGTCTTCGCCGTCACGCCATTGAGAATACCGGCCGGAGACACGTTGGCGACGGCAGCGGCGGCGCTGAAGAACGTGGTGTCGACGCGCTGAGCAGACGCCTCTACCAAAGCATCGCGCACCAGCTTTTCAGCCGACGGAGACGAGTCCCGCAACAGCTCCTTGGAGACCACGGCGAGCGCGGCGACCTTGAGCGGCGTCAGGTTGACGTCCATAAAGTCAGCCTTGCTGACCGGGATGGACTTCGACTGACCGACCCAGTAGCCCGTGGCCGCACCGTCCTGACCACCGATGTTAACATTCGCCGGCACCTCGCGGAGCGGCAGCTTGTCGAACACCGTCTGAGCGTACAGATACTCGATGAAGTCGCCGGTATAGCGATCGATGTGGACGAGCTCAGCGCCCCATTCACCCGACTCCGTGCCACCACCGGCAACCGCAGCCTTGATCGTTTCGACCAGCTGCGGTGCCGACTGCCCCCACCGCTTGAAGGCGATGCCGACCGCCGACACGTCGTCGATGCGCGCCAGGGTCTTGGCGATGACCATACGGGTGTAGTTCTGGCCAGGAAATGCTTCTTCCTTGTCGCCGCGCTTGATGACGGCGGGAGCAGCCAGCGTGCGGGACTGCGTGCCCTGTTCGCCATTGCCACCGGCGACCGGTCGTGCGGTCTCAGCGGCCTTGCTCAGCTTGTCGAGCGTGCGAAGGCGCTCGAGGTGCTGGTCGACAGCCTCAACGTCCTTGGCGAAGCCATCGTATTCTTCCTGCTGGGACGCATCGAGGGTCGTGCCGTCCTTGGCCGACTTGTCGATGACGCCTTCCATCAAGGCGACGAGGGACGCGCGCTTGGCCTCATAGGCCGAAATCTGTTCTGCATATTTGCTCATGGCTGATTACCTTTTGATCGAGCGGATAACGAAGGGTGAAGCCCGATCGCGGGCGGGGTCAGCCAGCCGAACCACACGAGCGCCCTTGCCTGTCGCGGCAACGCTCTTGGGGTCGATTGGAATTTCGGAGTCGACCACGCCGGCTGCATCACGCAGGCCGCGATCGATGGATTTGACAGCGGAGATGATAGCCTCCGCGTTGGCTGGGATTGACACGGTGGAAAGCTCGAAGATCTCGATCTCCTGAAATTCGATGCCACCATCTTCCTTGAATGCGTATTTCAACGGGCGGAAGCCGATGGACACAGCACGCACAAGGCCGTGCTGGATCTCGCCCCAGGCAGTATCGACACGGTCCTTGAGTGGCCCGGCGTCGCCGATGACGGGCATCTCCGCTTCAAACTTGATGCCCTTCGGTGTCGGCTTCTCAAACGTGACGTTGCCGATCGGCGCATCGTGGTTGTGCTGATGCAGCAGAACGAGCGGATTGGCGAACTTGGCGCCCATCGGGTTGATGGTGTCCTGCACGCGGTCCATTGCCGGGGTGGTGGCCCAGCCAGAGAAACGGCGGCGCTTCTCGTCGAGGGCTTTCACCTCGATGACTGAGTAGGCGCGTGTGAGCGCGGTCATGTCATTGATCCTTAAACGAACAGCATCTGATATTCGGGGTCCCGCTTGGGCTCGGGGTTTCGAGCCATCAGCATCACGGCGTTGAACGCCGCGATCAGCGGGTCGATCTTCGCTTTGCCGGCGATCTGCTTGGTCACGAGCGTGGCATTGCCGCGCTTCTCAGCCTTGGCGTTGCCGACCACCCAATTCATCATAGCCGAGCCATCGTGCTCGATGGTGCCGTCGGCGAGCTTCCGCTCCAACCCAAGCACGGCCCCATTCAATTTGTAGCCTTGGGCGATACCCAAGAGCTGCTTCTCGTCGATTCCGCGAGAGACCATCTCTTCGATCATCGCCGTGACGCCGAATGGATCGAGTCCGATTGCTGCCTCTTCGGGCAATAGTCCAGCCTTGTGGACTCGCTCGATGATGTCCGCCAGTTCCTCGAGATCCTGGGTCGGATGCTCACAGATCGTCAGCGAGCCCTCTTTCTCAAAATCCCGCAGCCGGGGCGCAATCTCCTGGCGGAGTTTCAGCACATCTGGATGGGCCCATGCATGAGCCCAGAGGAGCCATTTGCGCGTATCGCGATCACGGCCGAGGAGAACAAGCCCGAGCAAATCGTCCAGACCGCCGCCGTCGCCACCGACGACGACCACGTCACAACGTGCGAGGAACGTATTAAGATCGCGGAGCGAAGGGTTCGCGCACTTCTCCCAATAGTTTGCGCCCGACCATCGATTGTTGGCCAGACGCAGCCCGATCTCGACATTCAAGTGTTTGGCGAGGAAGACCTGATATTCGCCGCCGGTCGCGTCCTTGACCTTCTTGAGTTCGTCGACCAGCCATTCGAGGTCGACTGAGCGTCCGATATTCGGGTTGGTCACATAGAAATTTATCGGATCGAGATAGGCCTCATTCTCAATCATCAGATCCGGGAACTCGTAAAGCACTGGTAGGCTCTTGCGGTCGTCAACTTTCCCATCCCGGACGGATCGGAAATACTCCAGCTTCGCCTTGAACACACCGGCAGGCTCAGCGTCAGCCTGCGTCGAGAGATAAATGACGAAACCCTCCGGGCGCGACACCTGCCCGCCGGTCGCTTCGCGAAGCATAGCGTCGGCGTGGGGCTTCTTGCCGAACAGCCAGAGCTCATCGACTAGAACGAACGCGGCCTTCTTGCCGGATACAGTCTCGTTGTCGGCCGCCACCACTTTCAGGACCGCGTTCGTGGTCTTATGGGTGATCGATCGGATGTGATCTTGGACGTGCAGCAGGCCACCCTGCGCCCAATCAAGCTCGGGATCCTCGCGGATCATATCGCGCGCCGGTTGAAACGCGTTGTTTGCTACCTCGATCGTAGGCGCCAAGATCAGCAGCTCGGCCGAGTGGCGCCAATTACGGATCAGCGCCGTCACCATGATGCCGGCCGCGATCGTGGACTTCGCATTCTTCTTGCTAATCAGCAGGAAGAATTCACGGATCAGTCGGCGAGCACTGTCCGGGTTATACGCCCCGAAGATGGCGGCGACGAAATCGAACACCCAAGGTTCGCACGATTCCCCGAACGTAGGCTTACCCGGGGCATCAACGATCTTCAGGGACTTGAAGACGTCGAGCGCGACCGCGGCCTCATCGGCAAACAGCGGACTCGGTATAAGCGATCGACGCTGGACGATCCGCTCGCGCCAATCCAGGCAAGCCGTCGTCCATTCGAGTTTGGACATCAGTGCGTCGAAACCGTCTTAGGCGGCGCCGGTGGTGCGAACTTGCTGCCAGGCTGGGCCACCTGCTCCGCGGATCGCTGGCGCTGGGCCTTCTTGCCACCGTCGGCGGCGGCGCCGGACTCGTTGAGGGTCTTGGCTGCGAGCGCCAGAGACTTCAGCACCTCGGCCCGCTGCTTTAGCGAGATCGCCTGCTTCAGGGCTTCCCGCTTGTTCTCTGCATCCTCGCCATCCACTGCGGTGTCGATGATCGCCTCGAGCTCACCGAGCTTGGATGTGGTGGCGTCCAGTTCATCGAGCAGGCGGAGCGTCAGATTGCGCCCCCTGCCGACTATGGCTTCAGGGCTGGTGGTCTCAGGCGTGACCGGTGTCGGAACAATGGATATCCGGGCCGGCTCGGTACGCGCTTTTGGCTGCGTACCAGTCTTCACCCAATTCTCTTTCTTGGCGCGCTTACGAATGGCACCTTCCGAGATCGAATACCAAGCCGCCAACTCGCGGTTAGACATTGATCCAGCACAGAAATCTCGCTTGATGCCCTCCCAATCAACGGGCTCTTGCTTGTCGCTCATTGAAAAGTACGCAGAGCGGTACGCACCTCTGATTTCTCCACCCAGGAAAAAATCTGTGCGTGAGGGGGCCGCCGGTGCCTAAGTGAAAGCAAAAGCAAAATCGGACTACCCCCCCGGATACCGCTTCCTTTCTTCTGATTGGATCAGGCTGTCATGAGCAGCCTTCGTAACTGTCTCGATGTTGTTGATGTCCCAGAATAGATCCGGGCTGCCTCGGTGCGGCACCTTATGGTTCGCGACCGGGCTGTTCGGTGCGGGGTACTTGCCTGTGCACATCTCTCCGGTGCGCTGGCACTTGTATAGGTCACGCACGAACACCTGTTGGCGTAGCTGATACCAGCGCTTGGTCCGGTACCACTCACGCCAAGGCGACATCATGTTGCGATGACGATCGGCAGCTACCGCGTCTCCTGGATCGTAGCCTAACCTAGGCTTTCCTACCGGCAGGCCGGGCTTCAGTGTCTTCAGCGCCAATGGAATGCCTAAGTGGTCAGGATGCGGGGTTCATCTCACATGGTGCGGTATCAGCCTCACGCATGGACAGGTCGCAGGCGCCTTCCTGTGGGAAGATGAGGCGACGACGGGCTCTTATGCGAGCCCTGCCGCCATCCATGGTCTTCCGACCGAAGGCCACCACGACGACGTTGTCTCCAGCTTCAGACGCTAGGAATTGCGGGACGATCACTGGCTCTCCAGCGACGCGCAAACGAGCGGAACTGTCACTAAATCCGGTCGTTTCTACCAAATGTCAGATGACGATGAGCCAGTCGTAGAGGTCGCCGCTCCGCCGGTCCTGGTTTCTGAGACCAGCCGGCTATGGCGCCTCACGCCTGCACTAAACCTCCTGGAAAAGAGCAGGCAGATAGCGATCGTCCCCGCTGAAACAGAGGATGACGCCCGCGCTATAGCCACAACAGCTGATCCAATGGGTCGGAATTGGCGCGATCCGCTGGTTTTCACGGCGGATAGCATCGAGACGTCGGAGCGGCACGTCATCGGCGACGTGATCTTTCGATCGACACCGCAGCAACCTCCTCCCAAACCGAAGCGAACCAAGAAGGCTTGACCATGCCTAGGAAGAAGACTGACAGCACACTCGAAATGTGGGCCGCTGACTTACTGATGGAAGCCCAAGCCATAACGCCCTGTCCGGAACACGGTTACATGCGCCTGCGACACAGCCATCACGCGGTGGACTACGCCCTGTCTCTGGCAGAACACCGTAAATTCTCAGGCAAAAACAAGAAGGAGCGGATCGCCGCAGTAGAGAGCGTACTAGACGGCCTGAGCGATCAGTGTCCCGCGTGCTGATGTTCGGTCCGTTGCGCCTCAGCGGCGCCAGCCTTTCAACAATGAAAGACTCAGTTCTATGACAATGAATCCGAAACTGCCGAATACACATAAAGATCCGCTAAATATGCCCGACGATGGCGACATCGAGTCAATCGTGGCGTTCGAGGTCGGCGCGATGGCAATCAGCGACTCGCCACTGTTAGGCCTGTTGACCTTCGTGACCCGAGACGGTCATTACGACTTCATGATCGACGAGCAGATGGCCAACGCAATCGTCCAGGAAGTTCGGACGTTCCTGCGAGGCGATAGCCCACCGCTTCCAGAAGACGAGGAATAGTCAGCTTGCCTTTGGTCCGTAGAGTTTGGCGCCGACATTCTTCAGGAACTGGCGCTCGAAGCTGTCAAGGCGCGGATCATCGACGCTGGCCACAACAATCCCTTGATCGTTGAATGCGTGAACCTTGATGGCGTGATGATCGACAGAACGACCGATTGAACGGTTCGGATAATTGGTGTGCAGCGACATTACATAGCTGTGCCCATAGAAGCGGAAACCCGCCGCGGCGGGTGCCGGGCGGGTCAC